TCAATTCATGGTAGAGCACCTGCTGTAGCATTCTTTTGCAACCAAGCAAATATACCATCAATGGATCTTGGTATTGCAGAGCAACCTAGTTACTTAAAGAACATTCCTGTTCCTGGTGATAAAATTCAATTTGGAGATTTAACTTTAAGATTCCTTGTTGATGAAGATCTTGTCAACTATATGGAATTGCAAAGATGGATTCGTGGATTGGGATATCCAGAGGACATGCAAGAGTTTCGTGATTTAGAATCCGAAGCAATTATAAAACCAAAGTTTGCAAATAGAGGAGATAACATTTATTCTGATGGTACTCTTCAAATTTTAAGTAGTAACTTGGTTGCTAAGTTCAATGTAAACTTTAAAGACCTATTTCCAGTATCACTATCTACTATTACATTTGATGCAACCGATACTGATATAGAGTACTTTACAGCAGAGGCAACTTTCAAGTATACTATATACAACCTAACCGATATGGAAAACAATCTTTTATGAGTATTGATCTTGAAACACTTCAAGAGATGTGGGAAAAAGATGCAAAGATCGACAGAGATAATCTACACGAAGAATCATTGAATGTCCCCTCTCTTCATGCAAAGTATTTTGAACTTTATAATACAATCTTCCTTCTAAGAAAGAAAGCAGAACAACAAAGAAAGAACATCCGACATGAGAGGTATGAATACTTCTCAGGTAAGGCAGATCCTGATGTCTATATAGATAACCCCTTTCCAAAAAAGATAAGGGATAAGGATACTATGCAAAAATATTTGGATGCAGATGAAAAATTGTCCACTAGCTCCCTAAAAATTGATTATTATGATACAATGTTAGTATACATTGAAAGTATCCTAAAGGTTATTCAAAATAGAACCTTTCAGATAAAAAATGCTATTGAATTTATGAAGTTTAATTCGGGGTTGGGTTAATGCAAGTAGAAACAAAAAATTCTAAGAAGATTGATATTAAAGGAAATATTTTAACTACTGTTAGTCCTCCACAAGGAGGATGGTTTCACGTAAAATTGAATGATGATATTCTAAAACATCTTTGGAAAAGTGTTGATGAAGCAAAGGTAAAGAAAAATAGTGTTAAAACAAATTTAGTGGGAAATATATCTCAAAGTTATGATCTAATAGATGAAAATGATTATTTTTTTAATGAATTAATAGAACCGCTATCCAAAATTTATATGGAAAGTAGTCCAATAAACTTTTTTACACCTAATGTTTTACATAATGTAAATAAATTAGAGTTAATGAATAATTCTGCTATAGAACTTAAAATGACTGATTTTTGGGTTAATTTTCAGAAGAAACATGAATTTAATCCACCCCATAATCATAGTGGACTAATATCATTTGTTATATGGTTAAAAATTCCTTATGATTCTAAAGAACAAAATAAGTTACCATTTTTAAATGGAATAAAGGATAAGGATAAGAAAGCAGGATGTTTTCAGTTTCAATATTTAAATATGTTTGGTAGGGAGATGGATACTGACTATCATTTAGATCCTTCATATGAAGGAACAATGGTATTATTTCCATCACAATTAAGACATCAAGTATATCCATTTTATAATTGTGATGAAGAACGTGTTTCTATTTCTGGAAATGTTTTTATAAACCCATTCCCAGAGAAAAATTTAATTAAAGACTCATTTGGTCAATTTAAAGATACAAATGAAGTTCAAAATAAAACAACAAAATTTATGGATTTTTCAAATAATAATACTAATGATACTCCTCAAAAATTAAAGAAACAAAGATTTACTTTATGATAGGGGGTTGACATAACTTAATAAATACCCATAGATGCATGGGTTAAGTGATTGACACAACGGCCAATGTCGTAATATCAAAGGCCAACGAAGTATTTTTAAAAGTAGATTCAGAACCTCATATTGAGTATGAATTGAGAGACCATTTTACCTTTGAGGTAGAGGGTGCAAAGTTCATGCCTCAATATCGTAATAGGAATTGGAATGGTGAGATACATCTTTTTGATATGAGATCAAAGAGAATTTATATTGGATTATTAGATAGAATTATTTCTTTTTGTCAGAGACATGATTATACATATAAGTTTGTAGATAATGAATATTATGGTGCTCCCTTTGAGATTAATGAGGGAATATCATATGAAGGTGTTAAGGATTATATGAACTCCATTTGTTCCCATAGTCCAAGAAAATACCAAGTTGAGGGAGTATACGATGCGTTAAGACATAATAGAAAGCTATTGATATCACCAACTGCTTCAGGTAAATCTTTGATGATTTATTCTCTTGTAAGATATTACGTTGATAAAGGACAAAAAATTCTCTTAGTTGTTCCAACGACATCCCTAGTAGAGCAGATGTATAAGGATTTTGAAGATTATGGTTGGGATGCTGATTCATACTGCCACCGTATATACGCGGGAAAGGATAAAACCAACGAACACCCCGTTACTATAACTACATGGCAATCTGTCTATAAACTAGAGAGATCCTTTTTTGAAGACTATAACGTTGTTATCGGTGATGAGGCTCACTTATTTAAAAGTAAGTCCCTAGTATCTATAATGACAAAACTTCACCATGCTAAGTATAGATTTGGATTTACTGGAACATTAGACGGCACACAGACGCATAAGTGGGTCTTAGAGGGATTGTTTGGTCCATCATACAAGGTGACTAAAACAGATGAACTAATGAAGCAAGGTCATCTTTCTAAATTAGATATTCAATGTTTGGTTCTTAAACATCCTCCTCAAAAATTTGAAGTTTATAATGATGAAATAGAATATTTAATATCACATGAACAGAGAAATAAATTTATAACTAATCTAACATTAGATTTAAAAGGTAATACACTTATTCTTTATAGTAGAGTAGAAGCACATGGTGCAGTATTATATGAAAAGATAAATAATATCAAACGAATTGATCGTAAAGTATTTTTTGTTCATGGTGGTGTGGATGCTGAACAAAGAGAATTAATTCGTGAAATTACGGAGCAGGAAAAAAATGCAGTCATCGTTGCCTCCTATGGAACATTTAGTACTGGCATTAATATTAAAAACCTCCATAATGTTATCTTTGCCTCACCGTCAAAATCACGAGTTAGAAATCTCCAAAGCATTGGACGTATACTTAGAAAAGCTACTAACAAAATAAAAGCTACTCTATATGATATCTCTGATGATTGTACTTATAATTCTAAAAAAAATTATACCCTAAATCATTTTATAGAACGAATTAAAATTTACAATGAAGAAAACTTTAATTATGAAATAGTCACAGTACAACTAAAGAAAGATGGGAATTGAAGACGATTTTTATGCAACAATAAAACTTAAATCTGGCGAAGAAGTATTTGCCAAGGTAGCTGCTTCTGAAGAAGAAGATCGTACTATGCTTATTATTCATAGTCCTGTGACTGTTATGGAAATAAAAAATAAAGGCGGACTAGTTGGATATAAAGTAGAACCTTGGTTAAAGACTACTAGAGATGATATGTTTATTATTAATATGGATAGTGTTATAACTTTATCAGAATCTTCTGATATGGAAATGATTGTAATGTATCAACATTATCTTAGAGATTCACAAAGAGATTATCATAATCAACATAGACTGAATAGAAGAATGGGTTATATATCTAATGTTAATGATGCTAAAGAAAACTTAGAAAAAATATTTAAGAAAAGTCCTAAAGAACCTAAAGACTAAATCCCTTTAACCCTGACAGAGTTATTGTAACGTTATTTTGATACCTTGTCAACTATGTTTAGAAGTGTTATAATATCTACATAATAGTGATAAAGACTTATGGTAATACGAACTGGTATGGCTAGAAGAAGAACTAAGAACGAACATTACGTTAACAATAAAGAATTTCTTGCGGCTCTTATTAAGTATCGTGAAGATGTTGAAATAACTTATATTAGAAAGTATGGTGAACCACCAGATAAGGCAGGTAGGGCATCGTCATGGGAAACTAAACCTGTCATACCAAGATATATTGGTGAGTGTTTTTTAAAGATTGCAAATCATTTATCATTTAAACCAAATTTTGTTAATTACATGTTTAAGGAGGATATGATCTCTGATGGAATCGAAAATTGCGTTCAATACATACATAATTTTAATCCTATTGCATATATTA